CAATTTCAGATTGTTTCAGCACGATCCGCTTGGAAGATGTGCTTCTGCTCGCCGGAGCTACTACCGTTGATGACCTATCTGTACGCTGTCTGTTTGTGGACTGCGTTTCATTTTTCTCTTCCGTAAAATACTCGGGAAACCGTAGACGCATTGTGTCGTCAACTTTTCGCCAGTATTCATCGGTCGATGGATAGCTGTCCCCATTCTGATTAACCAGCTTTTGGTGCAGACCAAGAGCTAAGCTAGTCATTTCCTCATCCTTGCCAAACCATGTGTTGCGCTCTTGCCACGCAACAGATTTGGAGTCCGGCTTGGGAGGCTGGACTTGAGGAACACTATTTACAGGAGTTTCTTCTTGTTGTAAAGAAGGAACATATTCTTTTGCTTTTTGCAACTTATAGTTAGCATCGGCAATTTTTTGTTGCGCCTTCAACAATAGGTCTGGGTCACCCATGTCATACGCACTCTTAAACTCGGTGTTTGCCGCCTCAAGCTCAAGTGCTGCCGCGCTCTTATAAGTATCTAAATAGTTTCTCTCGCCGTGAGAGAGTCTATTTTTAAGATGCTTGTTTTCCTCCATCGCCCTTTGAGCAAAAGTAACCGCCTCTTGCTGCTCACGTAAAGCGCGTTCTTTCTCGCGGCGCTCATCGTGCCAAACCTTTTTCATTTGTTTAAGTTTAATTTTGACGTTTTCGGAGTAATCTCCTAACTCGTCTTTATCCAACTCCTCAACCAAACTCTGAGGTAATGGCTCGCGGCCTCGATCTGCTTTGGGCGTGTCGTCTTCTATCTCAAAGTCAAAATCATCTTTATCTTCTTTGACTTTCTTTTCCTGCTTTTCATCAGGAAATTCAAACTCTTCGTAACCATCTTTTTCACTCATTTGTGCCTCCTTAGGCTCTTGAAATACCGCGTGGGTCAGCTACTACTGCTTCAACCGTGTCGTCATTAATTAGACGAAACTCGCGGCCATGAATCTTTAACCGAGTACCTGAGTTTGGCCGAGCAAGAATAAAATCACCCTCGTTGCACCACGGTCCCGTTGGGAACTTAGCGGCGTCCTTGTAGCAGTCCGGCCCCATCTTTATTACAAAAAAGACGGTAGCTAATGCTTCTTCAAAACGTCGAGTTTCATCAGCTTTGATGAGTCCACTCTCATACTTGTCTTCCGCTTCAGGGATTGTCACAAGGATGTGATAACCCGATGGCTCTGGAAGTTGTTTTGCTTTTTCTTCTGCTGTTTGTGGCAGTGTAGATATTTCACCGCTTTCTGTAGCGATGGTTATTTCACTCATCTGATTGCTCCATAAGTTTTGCTAAGTCGAGGATGTAACCTTCAGTTGTAGAGAGTCCTCGTATCTCCCCGCAAAGTTTTTGATACTCCGCAAAATCTTTCGCCGCGCTTTGTGAGACAGCTATGATTAATTGGTCACGACGTTCCCGCACCTGCTTTAACAACACTTCTAAAACTTTGTCCATCACTCACCTCTTGTTGGTTTGGTCTGGTTTATTGCTGCTTGATCTTTGGCGATTTGAGTGCCAAGACGAACACCTTCTGCTTCCATCTTTGCATCGAGATCTGCTTTGTCTTTGGCCGATCTGGCGCCGACTTGCATACCTGCGATTGCCTTCTGAGTCTCAATTCTTTCGCGTTCAATATCCATCTGATCCGCTTTAGCCGAGGCATCCAGAATTACTTTGTTTTTCTTAATTTCTGTTTCTTGTTTCTTGATTTCTACTTCTTCCTTCTTCAGAGCCAACTCTTGTTGTTGCATCTGAACGATAGGATCTTGAGCTTGTTGTTGAGCTTGCTGTTGTGCAGCCTGCGCCTGATTTGCTTGCAACAGTTTTTGTGCTGCCGCCGCCATCATGCGCGAGTATTCAACTTCAATTTCCTTAGACATTTCCTCATCCATACTCGGAAGCGGAACGCCCAATTGCTCTTCAATCTTCTTGCGATATTCAAACGCTACATGCTCACTAATGTGTGCCTGCATAGCAGCCATCATCGCTTGCGCCTGTGGGTTTTGACCAATAATTGCAGCGATTTTTGGATCCTTAACAGCAGACTGATGTACCGAAATATGCGCCTCATGGTCCTGATAAATAAATGCTTTAACAGGCTTCATGTTCATTACTGCCATGTTCTCTGACACAGGGTCTTTAGGTTTAAAGTCCTCTGCGCTAGGGATAAGTTTGCCAATGTTTTTAATGCCAAGAACTTCTAACATCTGACGATTCAATTCAACCTGATCGTAGATTTGTGGAGCTTGTGCGGCCATCTGCATGACCGCTTGGTACTGCACAACTTTCTGCGCCATCGTTGACGCGTTCGGGTCACTCACAGGAAGAATATCTACCTGATCGTAATCCGATTGTTTAACAGAACGACTACCATCTACCGGCTCATATGCGTAATCTGGTGGTGTACAGTCACGAATAATGTCGCGCAATAAACGGAACTCTTGTTTCATCGAATAATGTATACGGGCTTGTACCGCAGACATTACTTTAAGAGTGCGCTCTAAGATCGCCAACGTCGTACCAACTGGTGAGTTGGCCGACATATCGGATACTTTCATATCAGCAGCAGAAGCAAAGCGACGGCCTTCTTCTACGATCTGATTCATTAAAGCCAGCAAGACTTGGCTAGGCTCTTTATATGGTAGCGGCAAAATATTGTCGCGGATGGTTCCTGACGCTACATCAACGTCGCGGAATTCACCAGGGCTAATAGGTGTGTCGTCACCCTTTACGCGCATACCCTTTGTCTTTAAGCCGCCTGGCAGATTAGACAACGTACCAGCATCAACTAATTGCCGAATGATTGACGTACCTGATTTAGCGAACGCGCCGATAAGGTGAATCAAACCAAAGCAATAGAAGCCAAAGCCAGGCACATAACCATAGTGAACAAAGTGGCTACGCTTCTGCTTCGTCTTATCTTCTGGCCGCCAGTTACGGCGAATCGCCAAGACTTCTTGCGACGACTTATCCATCGTCACAATATATGGCAGTGCTATACCAGTCTCTTCGCCATCATCATCTTTATCTTCATAGCCTTCGAGATCCAAAAACACTTGCATCTCAATAAGCTTGTAGCGATCATCACTGGTTGCCCGAAAGCCCATCTTCTCAGCAATTTTCTTCTCTACATCGTCTAGCGTATCTACCGGCTCAGGTAATTCAATGTCCCGATAAAAGCCAGCTACTTGCAAACGGCGTAAATCATTTTCTGTTTTGCGCATCACATGGGATACGCGGTCAGCCGTTTCTAAATTGCTTGAGCCGTAAGGAACCACAACATCTTCCGCCGGCACAAATAAGGAAACCTGACGATCCAATGACGGATCAAAGTACACTTTCTTAAACGCATTGCCAGACAGACCCAAGCCCCACAACATACGCTCATGTTCAGGACGATACTCAACCATCTTGTCCGTTAGCTGGAAATTCATGTCATCCTGCACACGCATTGCCGCTTCTTTTTTCTCTGGCGTTTCCTTGCCGATAATCTTTGTCTTTACTGGCCCAGAAGCCGGAAAGGTTTCCATGATTGTCTCGGCTTGGAACTTAACCAATGCCTCCGACAACAGTGGATGGTAAACACCGCACGCACCTTCCCACGGTTCGGCGCGCTCCTCAATCTTCATGCCCAGCAATTCCAAGCCGTCTACATAAGTCTGCATCCAATCTTTACGCGAACTAATGTCGTCATCAAAGTCAGACAGCAAATCTCCAGCCAATGAAGATAACGTGCCGTCATCTATATACTCAGCAAGGTTCGCATCGAAATCATCTTCTGATTCTTCGTCCGGCTCGATCTCAATCTCCAGCCCCTCTAATTTAAGGCGTACTGATTCCGGATCTTCAATCTCAATCTCAATATCTGGCTCACCAAGCATTGCCTCTAAGCCAGTTGGCGCCTGTGAAAGCGACTTATCAATATTCGTTGCCATAGTTGTCCTTAGTAATACGACTTTTTACGACGGAAGCCGATTTCATCTTCCTGTTCATCTGAATCTAACCGCAGAAACCCGCCCTGCCTAAATCTAATCAGCGCCTGTGTAGCCGAGTCAGTCAAGTCATCATGCTCAGCATTCGGGAACCGCGCCATTTCCTCTATTAACTCATCGGCCCAGCGCGTATCCGGCGCCCAAACCTTACCAGATCGGAATAAGTCTGTAACCGAATTAATACGCACAAACTTATCGTTACCCCTGACCGGCGTA